TCAGCCGATCCGGTCTTTGGCAGAAAGCCGCGCAACAATCGCAGCTATCCCCGCCAATCCGGTCACGACCTGGAGCACGCTGTCGGTCAGGATCGCCTGATCCGCATCTTCGATGAAAAATCCCGTCAATCCGGCGGTTGCGGCCAGGACGGTGATCATCGAAGCCCAGATCGTGCGCGAGAGATACCATGGCTTGCTGGTTTCCAAGGCTGGTTCCTTTCAGATCAATCAAGAACAGTGAAATTTCAGGGGAATGCAAATCGCCGGGTAACCGGAATACCCCACCCGACAGCAACGCTGAGCTGCCTGATGGTGACGCCGATCTCCCCGGACAACGCGCTTAGATCGGATAAGACGAAGGCCGCGGGGTACAGCCATTTCGGTTCAGACACGGTTGCAGTGCGGAGCCTCTCACCACCCGCCCTGATGATCTCGACCTGATATTCCTCACGCTCCTCGCCAAGCGGAATTTCGCTCGCCACCCAGCTATCCGCATCGACCCGCCCCCGCCTCAGCCAGGAAAACAACACATCGCCATTCGTCTTTCTCGCCGCCCGCAGATGGACTGGGGACAAAGGCAATTGAGCGCGCAGTCCTCCGATCGCCGATTGTGCAGCGAAGCTGGCACTGGAAAAATCCGCCCCGATGGGCCCGACGCGCCAGTTGAGGGGAAGCCCGATCTCGTTGCCGGACAGGCCGGCGGGTTGAACCGCATCGTCCAGCACGACGAAGCTTGCTCCGGCAGGCGCCCCCGACATCATTGCGTCACTGGTTCCCAGCTGGCCGCGGAGCAGATCTTTAAGTCTCCAGATGTCGGGCGCTATTTCCCTTGCCGTCTGGAATTGAACGACCTCCCATACGCCAGCCGCCGATTTGATTGCCGCCGCATTCGCGCCATTCAGCAATTGAAGACGGCTGACGCTCGAGACTTCGGCGTCGAACAATTCCACGATGATGGAAGTGAACCGGTCTATCCGCCCTTCAAATCCGGGATCAAGCCGCTCGATCAGACGTCCGACCTGCGCCGGACGGGAAACCGGGGCGCGTTGCGCAAACCCGGTTTCCTCAGGGGAAGCAAACAGCAGCTGGCTTTTCCAGGGTTTCTGCCAGACGGCAACCTTGAACTGATCCTGAGGCAAGCCGTCGCCGGACAGATATGGCAAATCGAGGAACTGGGCATATGGCTGGCCGACGAGTTGCGCAGCCACCGGTTTCGCCTCGACCGACACCGAAAGCCAGGGTGCCGGCGCCGAACGCGCGATCTGCCGAGCCGAGACCCTGCGGGTCAGCCCATCCTCTATTCCCGTCACGAGAAAGCTGGAGTCTCCCGCGACGCCCGGTAGACGAACAACTGCTCCAGGAACAATGCCGGCCTGCTGTGCTGCAACGGCGAAGGCAACGGTTTCCCGTTCGGACCAGACCCGTCGCATCCAGTTTTCAAGAAGGGCCCTGCTCTGCCCCGGTTCGAGCACTCCGGGGAACGATATCGTTTGCTGGCGGCGGCCCGGAGCCCCGACACGAACATTTCTGACTGATGCTGCCTGATAGTCGTTCAACGGATCGCGAAAGGCGAGTATCCCCTCGACGGGAAGGTCATGATCGGGCGCACGTACGGTCTCGACCACGGCATCGTTGCCATCCGAGACAAGCTCTTCGACTTCGACGGGTTCCGATAGGCAGGCCGTGCCGCTGCGAAAGACCAGACGGTCAGCGCCTTCGCTGACAATCAGATCGAAGAGCTCGAGGATCGGCTCAAGGGCCGAGCGCGCGGAGCCCGGATCGGAGACGACATAACCGTGGACCGTACCGTCAGCGCCGGAAACCTCGGCAGGCGGCAGACCATGATCCTGCAATATCCGGTTCACCAGAGTGCCGACGGATGGACTCTGAAGGCGCCCGTTCAACCAGTGGCCACGCTGCCAATTGTCTCCATCCGACCAGATGTCCTTGCGAAGCGGAAACGCTGGAAATGGTCTTGCGTCCCATGCCCAGAGATACAAGCGGGAGAAATCGACCATCCGGTCGCCATAGAGCGGTGAAACGGGATTCGCAGTGTCGACGAAACCAGGAGCCGCTGGATTCCAATTATTAAAGTGCGCATCCAGAAACCGCTGCTGCGCCAGATCCGAGCGACCACCGTTCGAAAAATACGGCATTGCGGTCTCCGCCGATTTCGGATCGGGAAAGACGTTCGGCTGGTTCGGCCCCTTGTCTACCGCAGGACAGCCCAGTTCGGTAAACCAGATCGGCTTGGAACGGGGCACCCAGCCGGTCGGGACTGACGCCTCCTGACCGGCCACGCGGTCATAGTGCGGATTGCTCCACCAGTTGACGAGATCCTTGTAGCGATAGACCCAGGGCTTTTGCTGCGTTCCATCTAAGATCGGCGAACGCCCACGCTGCTTTCGTGCGTCGTCGGAGGCATAGTACCAGTCATAGCCCTCACCGCCGGCAATGGCTTTTTGCATGCCTTTGGCATCGTAAGGTCCGGCAAAACCGTCGGGATTTGGAGATGCATAGTCTGCGTCGCACCAGTCCGACAACGGCATGTAATTGTCGATGCCGACAGCGGTAATTGCGGGATGGGCCCAAAGCGCATCCAGATGAAAGCAGACATCGCCGCTGCCATCCGCCGGATGATGGCCGAAATACTCGCTCCAGTCCGCGCCGTAGGTGATGGCGGTGTCCGGTCCGAGTATCTGGCGGGCATCGGCGGCCAGTGCACATAGTTCTTCCACGAACGGGAAACGGCCGTCCTGATCCCGCAACGTCGTCAATCCGCGCAGTTCGGTTCCGATCAGGAATGCATCAATCCCGCCCGCTGCCCGTGCCAGATGAGCGAAATGAAGGACAAATCGCCGGTACCCCCAATCGTCGGTAGTCCCTGAAAACAGGACTGTACCACCGGAGGCCCCGAATTGATCGCGTTGCGCCGAACCGCAGAACGCCGACACCTGCGTCCGCGCAGTTGCGGTTCTGTCTGCTGTGCCCGGACGCATTGGGGCGGGATGTGCGGTAACTCTCCCGCGCCAGGGATAGGAGGCCTGCGAAGCATTGCCATAAGGGTCCGGCAATGCGTTCCCGGACGCAATATCCATCATGATGAAGGGATAGAGCGTGACCTTCAGGCCACGAGCCTTTATCTCGCGGATCGCCGATATGATGCTGCGATCGGACGGCGTGCCGCCATAAGCGGCGCTTCCGTCCACAGATGAGATCAACATTGCCGCGTCTCGGCCGATGCCCGAGGCCTTCCATGCCTCGGAAAGGCCCGTCACATGCCGGTTGGTCACGCCCGGACGGATCTTGCAGGTCCCGGCGCGCAGATCGTCGCCGTACCAGGTCGCAACGAGCGCCACATGTTCGAGGTTCGGGCACAGCATCTGAAGCTCGTCGAGCGATGCTGCCAGGTTCGTTTCCGCAAAGAGGACATGACGGTTTTCGGCCTCAGTCTCGCCCGGCCGCTTCTGGCGAGTCACGAGTTCGGGTGAGAGGCCATATTCCGTGGCGCCGGGAATGAGCGAGATCGCACGCACATTTCTTGCCGTCTCACCGATCGGCCGCAGTATTTCGAACTGGAACTGGGGTATGCGGTTTCCGTATTCGCCAAGTGCGAAACGATCGAGGACGACGTAGGCGAGGCCACGATAAGCCGGCGCGTTTCCGGCCCCCTGCTTGGCCTCGATCAATGGATCGACCGGCTGGTCTTCCGTACCGCGATAAATCCTGATCTCGAGATTGTTCCGGTCGATTTCGCGACCGTCGGCCCAGATCCGGCGAATGCCGGCGATTTCGCCTTCGCACAATGCGAACGCAACATTGGCGAAATAGGAATATTCAGTGACACGGGTGCCACCCTTGGAACCCTGGCGTTTCGTCGTGTGGGTTTCCTCGAAACGCGTCGCCCAGATCAGCGTGCCGCCCAGTCTTGCCGCGCCGTAGATGCGCGGGATGGAAGCGCCTTCCTCCGCCGTAAAGGGCCTTGCACCAGTCAGGCGCGGTCCTTCGACATGGCGCGTGCTGTCGATCAGGGCCCGGTCCATGGCATAACCGGCAAGAGCACCGGCAGCCGAACCTATCGCAGTTCCGGCCGGCCCCAGCACGCCGCCGAGAAACGCCCCTGCGGCCTGCAGCAGAATGGTTGCCATCAAGGCCTCCAGAAATCAGTTCGTCATGGATTGCCCCGGAAAGGCGAACACGCCGGCGATGCGGCGGCGCCATTGCGGCACGAGAGTCGATATGACCACGGCACTGCCCTGGTAGGCGTGAATGAAGCGATCCGGCCCCACCAGTATTCCTGCGTGCTTCGCCGGCAGATGCTGACGCCAGCGAAACAGGATCAGGTCGCCGGAGGAAAGCTCGTTTGCCGCTTTTTCGAAGCAATGCCGCCGTGCCGCTGAAAGCAGCAAGTCCTGCCCGCCTGCTTCCGCCCAGTCTGGAGCGTAGGGTCCGGGCGGTTCCGGTTCCGCGCCGTAAATCTCGCGCCAGACCCCAAGCACCAGCCCGAGACAATCGCAGCCGACACCCTTGCTGCGGCCCTGATGGCGATAGGGCGTGCCAAGCCAGCTTCGGGCTTCGGCAACGATTGCGATAGCAGCTGTGTCATCGGCGGAAATGGCAGCGCTCATGGTACAATCGGGCTTCCGTCGAACTGGCCGCCCTCCGTCACATAGCCATATGCCGCATCATTGCCGGGCAGATGAGGAAACCCACGAAAATTCAAGGAATTGGAGAACTTGGCCTTGCAGGCTGCAAAGGTCTTGTCGCAACCGGCCTTGATCGAAAAACCATCGCCGGTGCTGATGGCGGCACCATTTGCCGGCCTCATGATCAGCACAACACCACGCATATCCTGCCGATGCTCGACGATGCGGTCGCTCCGTCCTGCTCGCGGCCCTCTGATCCAGGTCAGGATGCCGTGGGAGAACCAGCCCGGCTCGAATGTTTCGATCCCGGAGACGATAATCGTCCCGGCACCATCCAGAGACAGCACCGTCCCGGCCCCGCCATAACCCGGCTTGTCCAGCAGGAACGTGCAACGCTTGTCGCCCAGTTCGGCATCGCAGGCCCGCGTGACATAGCGGCCGTTCGGCTGGTCGAGCGCATGCACCAGGCTTTCCAGCTCGGCCACGAAACGCTGGTCACTGCGCGTTATCTTGCCAATCGTCACCGTACGCAGCAAAGCGAAATGCTCCGGCCGGCGCCAATCCACCAGGAAGGTCTCAACTTTCGCTCCATCATAAAGCCCGTCAACAATATCGTCGTCCCGGATATGCGCCGACGACAACGCGCCTTCGACATCGACGGTATCGACCGCCAGGCCGAGCGTGGACCGCGCCTCGCTGGCGCTGAAGCCGGATTCGGGCTCGAACGCCGTTCCATCGACGCTCAGCCTGCGATCGTGATCGGTGTAACCGGTCACCAGCCCATCGGCTCTTGTCACTCGCCAGCAATGACAGACGGTGGTGACCTCGCCTGACAAATGCCCGGCAAGCGCCTGCGGATATCCGCTCAAAGCTGCACCTCGATCAGGGGGATTGAAGGTATCTGCCCGGCTTTGAAGGCCGTCAGGCTCATCGACATATGATCTGCGTCGAACCGCACCGGCACATCGAACTCGTAGCCGGCCGTAACAGCCGCGCCGGTCGGTGGTATCGCGTCCGCAGCGAATACGACCTCGCCGGTTTCGCCATCGAAAGAAAATTTCGACAGGGGCAAGTCGACATCGCCGACCATGACTTTCAATGAACCTGGTACCGGTTTTCGGACAGACCGAATGTAGGCGTTGTCGCCGAAACCATAGCGCTTGATCAAGGGATAGCGGACCTTTGCGCCATCGCCCGTCCCCAGCAACTGATCCAGCGCCGACGGTGTTTCGGCAGGGCGGCAGGACTTCATGTCGAACGGATCACGAAAGCGGAAGGCATGGAGCGATCCGCGCCTGGCCTCGAAGAACACGACGACTTCGTGAAGATCGTCCAGCGATCTCACACCGGTGCCGGCGTCGTAGTGATGACGCGATTGCGAAAACCGGGCGTTTCGTTTCTCGCGACCGGAAGTCAGCGCAACGATCTCATTGCGCCTTTCGGGACCGCCGGTGGCGCCGAAGGAGATGGCGAGAGGAAACCGAACATCATGGAAACTCGCGAGTTCTGACATCCCTCTCCTCAAAAGGTTCTCGTGCCGCGTGACACCGCCCGTGCCAGCATGCCGGTGATCTGCGCTTCGGACTTGCGGAAGGAAGCTGCATCCTGGGCCGTCACGTTGAAGACGACATTGACCGGGGCGCGACCTCCGGATGCAGCTACTCCCAGGCGGCCGTCGGCCGATCGCTGGAGCGGCAGGATCGCTTCCGGCCCGGCCTCGCCCATCAGGCCGATGCTGCGGCCCATCGGGAAATAGCTCGGCGCAGAAACCACGCCGCCATTGGCGAATGGCACCACATGGCCGGGGACACCGCCTTTGGCAAAGGGCGAGATTCCGGCAAGTCCGCCCAGCAGCCCGGAAAACAGCGTGCCGGCGAGCGACTGAAGTGGCTTGAGCCCCTGCTCCAGGGCCATTCCGGCCAGGTTCAACCCTATGCGACGCAATACGTCGTCGAGCTCCCGACCGTTGATGGCCGCATTTTTGAGTGCCCCGGTGAGTTGGCTGCCGAAACGATCCGACATTTCCTCCAGCTTTTCGAGCGCTGCCTGGAAAGGGGTCGTGTCGGCGTTTATCGAGACGGTCACGTCTTCGGCCATGCGTCCTCCTGTGAGAAATTATCGGGAAATGCGCGCATCAGCGATGCGAGATCCTCGCGTCGCAGCACATCCTCCCGACTTGGAAACAGCACGCTCATCGCACGCTCGAATTCGCGCGGCGTCATCGACCAGAATGTTTTCGGAGAAAGCCGCAGCAGACCGAACCCCATGGCCATGACACGGTCCCACGGGAATTCACTCTTTCCGCCTGTTGCGGCATTCAAGGGTTTGGCGATACCTCGCCCTGCGCGGCGCCGAATGTTGCGGTCAGCAAGTCCGAGACGATCGACGCAAAGCCCGTCGCACCATTTGCTGCCTGCATCCTGCCGACGTCTTCATCCGGGATATCCTGGCCACCGCCGCGCAGGCCGGCGCCGACGATGCGGATCATATCGAGAGCAGACAGCCGTCCGCGCGAAAACCGCTCGACCAGCGCACCGAGATCGTCAGCCGCGTAGACAGCTTCCAGTTCGGCCAGCGCACCGAGGGTCAGACACAGCCGATAGGTCTTGCCATCCAGTTCGGCCGAAATTTCGCCACGCCGCCTGTTCGCCGTCATGCCGCCACCGTGAAGCTGATCGGACCGGCGGATTCGAGCGACATTTCGAACGTCACTTCGCCATCATGACTGCCGGTGTATTCCAGCGATGTGATCTGGAAGGCCCCCTGAATCACGCCGAAATGCGGCACCGACAGCTGCCAATTGGAAATCTCCCCGGCAAAGAAACGCTGGCGAATGGTCGCGTCGGACTGCGCGTCCTTGAAAATCCCCGACCCGCCGATGGAAGCGCGCTGCACCCCGCTGCCGGCGAGCAGCTCGCGCCAGCGCCCGGCAGAATCGGAGTCCGTGATGTCCACGGTTTCACTGTTGAAAGCGATCCGCTTCGACCTCAGGCCGGCAACCGTGACGAAACTGCCCGCTCCACTGGAGTCGAGCTTGAGAAGAAGGTCCTTGCCCTTCTGTGCGACCATGTTCGGTCTCCTGATTGTTGTTCTGAAAAATGCGGCCGCGCCGGAACGCGAATGCTCAGGCCACTTCTTCGGTCACCGCTCGGTAGCGCAGCAGGCCGTGATGGACCGAAAGGTCCTCGTCGTAACGCGCCTCGGCGAATTCAAGCCGCATGTTCACCAAATGATGCTCGTCGAGCGAAAGACTGCCGTCATCAAGTCGGGCCCTGGTGGCTTCCATGATATCGAGCGCCTCTTTCTTGCCCTTGGCTTTCGACCAGACGTGCAGTGTAAAGAGCTGTTCGGTGCCGCTCTCGGTCCCCGTGCTCCAGTCGTAAATACTTGTGCGCCCGAAAGTGAGATAGGGAAACGCCACATTGGCCGGGGCATGGTCATAAATCTTGCTGCCGCCGAGCAGCACCGTCAGCGCTGCATCGCTTCCGAGTGCGACAAAAATCGCCTTCTGCAACTCAGCGGCCGGAGCGGTCATTGCTCGGTTCCTCAGTCGTTCGGATTCTTCGGCCGTTCGTTTGTGCGACGGCAGGTTTCGTCCGCGTCGGCGCACGGTAGCCGTGTTCGACATTCTCCGCCAGATCGTGAGCCTTCCAGCGCAGCGAGCGCAAAAGACCGTCGAGCGTCATTGCCATCGCCACTTTCATCGCATTTCCTCCCGCACCTTGCAGACAAGATAACGTGCTGACTCATCCGGATCGTGAACGGTGACGATATTGAAGCAGCGCCCCCGCCTGTCGAAACGCATGCCGGCTGCCACACCCTGCCTCGTCCTGATCGTGATGCGATGGGTCACGGTCTCCAGCGTCTGCCCGGCGCCGAATACGGATTGCGCGGCCGCCGGTTCGATCATCGCGAAAACGCTCGCAATCTCGTGCCAGGTCTCGCCATGCCCACCCAGGCCGTCAGGCGTGACGATACATTCCTGCAACGACAGCTCGGTTCTCAGCCGCCCCGGATCGATGAAAGTCGCGTTCATCACAGCCTCCGTTCGCGGTAGCCGGCGATCAGCCGGTCATAGCCGGCGGGATAGGACACCGGCTGGTCGGCGGGGCCATAGCTGGCGCGGAATTCATACCAATGGGCGACCAGCATCGTCACCGCGCGTCTGAGCAGGTCCGGAACATCGGTTCCCGCCTCGCCGAAGCCGGCCGAAAAGTCGATTTCTATGCCGTTCAAAATCCTTGACGGCTCGGGACGCAGTTCAAAGTGGATACGGGCGGGTCGCGAGAGTGTATCGACCTGATAACCGGCTGGATCCACCAGCGATGCTTCGCCTTCGCTGCCAAACACGGTGACCGAGAGGATTTCCCGCACGGGATATCGCGCCAGCACGACACGGCCGCTGCGCGGCCAACGATCGATCGCCAACCGCCAGTGCTGATTGATCATCGCCACGCCCGTTGCGCGCTCGACATCTTCACGCGCTGCCCTGATCAGCCCGGAAATCAATTCATCCTCGGTATCATGCGACAGCCGCAGATGGCTCTTGATCTGCACCAGCGTTACCGGTTCCACGGCCGGATCGACCGTGCGCAACAGCGTCATTCGGACACCTCGGTTTGAATGGTTGAAAAGAAAGCGGCCCCGGCAGGGGAAAACCGGGGCCGCAGCGACGATGCGATACAGCGAGAGGGGTGGCTCGCCGCTCAACATTGCCGATCATCAGGAGGTTAAGCTGTGCCGAACTTCAGCAGCTTGATCGCATCGAAATCCTGCACACCGCCGCCGACACGCTTGGTCGTGTAGAACAGCACGTAGGGCTTTGCGGAATACGGGTCGCGCAGCACGCGAACCCCGGTTCGATCGACGATCAGATAGCCGCGGGCAAAATCCCCGAATGCAATCGGCGTCGCGCCGACACCGGTGTCCGGCATGTCCTCGGCTTCGACGAGCGGGAAGCCCATCAGCATCGCGCGCTGACCGGGAGCCGCAGGCGGCTGCCAGAGATAGTTGCCGTCAGCATCCTTCAGCTTGCGGATCGACGCCTGGGTCTTGCGGTTCATCACCCAGTTGGCATTCTGGCGATAACCGGCCTTCAGTGCGTACACCGTATCGATGAGGATATCGGAAGGATCATCAGCCGGCAGTTCGCCGGCAACGCCGGTCAGGGTGTAGCCGATCTTGCCCCATTCCCAGTTTCCTTCGTCAACCGCCGCGTAGTCGAGAAAACCCTTCGGTTTGTTGGTTCCGTCACCACTGACGAAGGCGGCCCCCTCCTGCTCGGCGAAAGCGGTTTCCACTTCGCTCGAGATCCACTGGTCGAGATCGACCACGGCATCCTCCAGCAGGGAGGGGGTCGCGGCTGGCATGGCGTAGAGTTCCATGGTCGGGAACTGCAGTTCGGCGAGTGTCGACGCCGCCGTCTGCGGCCTTGCGGCGGTCTCGCCAACCCAGCCGACGGCAGGTCCGGAGATGGCAAACGGCTTCTTCAGGACAGCTGCCGAGACTTGCCGGACAGATGCAATCGAGCGGATTGGCGAAAGCGCCGAAAGACGCCGGCCGATTTCCGCCTCGGTTTCATCCGGTACCAGATAGCCGCCGTCCTGGCCGGAACCATAGGACATCGCCTTGGAGTCAAGGGCGCGAATCTGGCGGTCGTCGCCGTTGCGGACATAGGCTTCGAAGGCGCTCTTGTGCTCGCTGTGAACGAACCTTCCGTTTTCGCGGCCGAGCACAGGGCGAGCCTTCTTCAGCGACAGGTTGTCGAGTGCACGCTTCTGTTCGTCAAGCACCCGCGAGATGCGGTCAACCTTCTCGCTGGTGATGACGTCACTGCTGCGCCGTTCAAGCTGTGCCAGCCTTTCATTGTTGCTGTCCTTGAAGGCCTCGAAGGTCATCATGAACTCGCCGAACGCCTCGGAGAGATCGTGACTTTCGCCCGAAACCGTTTTGATTTCCGGTGCAATGCAATCGTCTGCTGCATTCATATGGTGGATTTCCTTGTTTCCTTGATCATCCGTGTCGCCTCGCGGATCGTGGCCGCGAGACCTGTGGCCGTTCCCGTTGCGGCATCCCGCCTGCTCACGAGCGTGTTGAAGCCCTTGGCGATAACGGTGCGGGCTTCACGTCTTGTCAGCCCCGCATCCCGCGTGAGCCAGCATTCGAATTCGCGCGTGGTCGGCAACCCGCGCCTGCGCCCTTTCACCATATCGATGCGCGCTTCCGGCAGCATCGGAAATGTGACGACCGATATCTCCCAGAGATCCGCCTCGTAGATGTGGCGAACACCGCTTGCCGAATCGTTTTTTGCGCGGACGGCACGAAATCCGATCGACAGGCCGTCCAGTGCGCCGTTGCGCATGAGGCTGAGCACATCGCGCGCGCGACCTACGCCGTTCGCCAGCCGGCCGCGAACGAACAGGCCGCGGGCGTCTTCCTTGACTTCGGTCCAGACCCCGATCGGCTCGTTGGGATCGTGCTGGAAAAGCATCCGGATGCCGGATGCTCCGCGCGCCCGCAGCGATTTGGCGAAGGCTCCGCGCTCGACCACGTCCTTGCCGAGATCGACGAGGCCGAACAGGCTGGCATAGCCGGAAAAAGAGCCATCCGTTTCGACCTCGTCAATCACCAGATCGACGAGTTTGCGTTCGCACAGTTCTGTCGCATCAGCGCTCATCGGCATTCGTCCTCTCCTGTCTTTTCTCGATGAAGCGGGCGAAGCCACCATGCCGGAGGGCGCGTATGACAAATCCCAGCGCCCACCAAGCGCAGAGACTTGCTATGGCCGATCCCATCAGCATCATTTCGCCCGGCGCAATCGTGTCCTGGATGCCCAGCTCGGCGGCGACCTTGAGGCCGGCAGTGCCGCCGAAGACCAGGCCGCAAACAATCCCCACCGCAAAGCGTGCCGCGGCTTCATGCCGTCCCTGCGGCAGGATGTAGGCGAGTGATATCGCCGAGCCGGCGACCGCGCCGGCACCCTTGGCCAGCCATATCCACGCCGTTTGCGACATTTCCGTCATGATTGGTCTCCTCGTTTGGAGCGATCATGCGAGGTCACGCGGCTGATAACCCACCGCATCGCGCTTCTCGTCGTCACTCAGGAATGTTGCCGCGCCCACGCGCGCCCACAGCGCGTCCCGTTCCCCGGAGAGCCCATCGACCCTGTCGGCGTCGTACCAAAGCCGAAGTTCCTCGCCGAATACCGGGCCGAGCCAAGCCGAAAGCTCCTTGGCGATACGGGCGACCAGAGGCAGGATCGTCAGGCGATAGAATGCCCGGTTCGCTTCCTGATAGTTCGCATAGGTATTGTCGCCGGGAATGCCGAGCAGCATGGGCGGAACGCCGAAGGCCAGCGCGATGTCGCGGCTGGCCGAATTCTTCGCCTCGATGAAGTCCATGTCCTTGGGCGTGAGGCCCATGGCCTTCCAGTCCAGCCCGCCTTCGAGCAGAAGCGGCCGACCCGCACGGGTCGCTCCGGAGTAACCTTCCTCAAGTTCAACCTTCAGCCGCTCGAACTGTTCGTCGGTCAGATTGCCGCCGTCCTTCGGCGCATAGACGAGCGCACCCGAAGGACGCGCTGAATTGTCGAGCAGCGCCTTGTTCCAGCGCCCTGCCGCATTGTGCGTATCGAGCGCCATGAGTGCCGCCTCGAGCGGCGGAAAGCCATAATGATCGTCGAGAGGATGAAAGAGTGTCAGGTGCAGCGCTCCGCCACCGCCCCAGACACCGACCGCTGCCTTCCGTTTCGCAGCGCCTTCGCGGTATTCGAGCGCGGAAGGCCATCCGGTCCCGTCGGTTAGCACCGTCACGCGATCGGGGCGCAGGAGATGGAGTTCGCGCGTATTTTCGCCAGCCTCGATCAGCTCGACATAAGCGTTGCCCGCCAGCAGGAGATGCCCGTAGAGCGCCTCAAGAAATGACGCGCCCGCCTGCCGCTGGTTCGGTCGTTCCAGAAGTTTCAGCAGCGGATGCTCGTCGAGTTCGGCAGCACCCTCATAGAGCAGCCATGGTATTGCGGAGGCTGTTTCAGAGATCAGCCGTACTGCCCTGTGCACCACCGGATTGCGCATGAAGCCTTCGCGCGACAGCGTCGCATAGTCGCGCCGCGTCCAGCGCGCTTCGCCTTGCGCATGGATGGCGACAAAGCCGCCCGGACTTCCGCTCTTGCGTTCAGGGCGCACGCTGCCGTTCCCCGCGGCACGGGGCCAGGGCCATTTCAAAGCCATGTGTCTATCCTGTTTTGATGTGGTGGCCTGCGCCGCCGCCCGAACGAAGTGCGGCGCTACAGAAGATCCCTGATGCGCGGTCTCGTCGAGTTCTCCGGCATCAACTCATTGATGGCCCAAACCAGGGCATCGACCCGGTCCGGTGAACGCCCGCCGGACAAACCGTTCGGACCGAAGTCGCACATCTCGTCTTCCAGTTCGATGAAGCGGCCTGCGTGCCGCACCTTGCCTTGCTCATAGAGCGCAGCCACAGGCTCGGCGCGCAGCCATTTTCCGCGCCTTGTGCGAACCGCCTTCACCGGTATCGCGGGGTCGACGGTGCGGATCACGGCCGTAACCATATCGCCACCCTGGTTGACCTCCGCGACGAGACAGTCTGCCTGCAATCGATGAAACAATTCTACCGCGACCCCGGCCCACTGCTGCGGTTTGGCCGCGCGCACCGTGGCGTCGGCAAGGACGATAAGCTGCCCTTCCTGATCCAGTCCCGCCGCTACTATACCGCAGGCGTCCGAGGTCTTGCGGGAACTGGCAGGCGGATCTACGGCGACAACGATGCGGCAAAGTTCCGGCGGCTCGGCAATCCGCGCGTTTTCGACGATCGCCCGCGACCAGAGCCCGTCTTCCCTGTCCTCGATCAGTTCGCCGCCGAGTTCCTGCCTGCCCAGGGTCGTTCCGGCGTAGCGCTTTTCCATCATCTGAAGGAAAACCGGTGAAAGATTACCGGAATTCTCCTCCGTCCGCATCCGGTCCACGCGAACGTCGCCGTCCTGCAGCAAGCGCTTGAGAAGCCTGGTCGCGCGCGGGGTGGTGGTGATCAGTTGCCGTGGCCGCTCGCCGAGCCGCAGACCGAATTGCAGCATGTCGAAACAGGCTTCGGCATTCTTCCACTTGCCGAGTTCATCGCACCACGCCGCCTCGAATTGCGGCCCCCTCAGACTTTCCGGGTCTTCGGAGGAGAAAATCTGCGCCACCGCGCCGCTGTCCCAGACCAGCCGTCTGCGGCTCGCCTCGAAGCGCGGCCGGTCGTGCCGAGACATGGTGACGATGCCGGAAGGTCCATCGATCATCACCTCCCGCACATCGCCGAGCGTTTCGCCGATCAGAGCGATATGCTTGTGGCCTCTGTCTGCAAATGGCGAAAAGCCGCGAACCAGGCTGTTCACCCATTCCGCGCCGAGCCGCGTCTTGCCGGCGCCACGACCGCCAATGACCAGCCAGGTCGCAGGGCATTGTCGCAACAGATATTGTTCGTTGCGCGCATATCGAAACCATTCATGAAGAATCAGATCAACCGGCTTCCCTTTCAGATTTCTCTCGGACCAGTTGCTTTGCGTATCCCTCAGCCAGCTCGATGATCCGCTCGTCGATTCGCCTGAGGATTCCGGCCATGTCTGCATCTCGCTTTATCTGGTTCTCCTTCGCGCTCTCGCCGCCGCGCGTGATTTCGCCGATTTTTTCGAGGGTGCGCGTCAGCGCCGAGATCGCATCGATGCGGGCCTTGTCCAGCATCGTACCGCCGTCACCGCCTTCCAATCCAAGGGCTTCGACTTCGCCGATCAGCCGGTCCACCATCTTGGCGAGCCGCTCATTCTGGGTTCTTGGCTGACCCGGATCGGAAAGGCGCACCCAGCCTTCCTTCCTGGCGCGGGCATTGACCGAGGTGATCTTCCACTTACCCAGGGTGGCCAGTTGTGCCACGGTTGCCCGCGTGCTCTCAAAAATCGCGCGCGCGGCCGTCCACCGCTCCTGCGTGTCTGTTAACAT